GCTTGTTCACACACTGCTGGATCTGACTGGTGATGGAGCTGATGCTAAATGTCAGGAACGCGATCATCTGCTGTTCAAGACCGGTCCCCCAGTTGCTGCCGGAATCCGTCTTGCCCACCATCCAAGGCGGAACGCCAAACCAGCGGCAAACCTCCTCAATGCTGTACGCACGGGACTCAAGCAGTTGAGCGTCAACTGGGTTGATGCCAATCGACTCTGGTGTGATGCCCTGCTCAAGTACCGGCGAACGGCCGGCGTTAAGCGCACCCGAAACCTGCTTTACATAGTCCCGGAACTCTTCGCGCTGCTCAGGCTTTAGTACCCGGTCGACCTTGAAGGCCACCGCGGGTAACAAGCCATTTTTGAAAGTGCCGTTTGCCGCGTCATCCGCCGACATGGCAGCACCGAAAACATCTGCTCCGTAGCGGATGGCCGATAGGCCCACCCGACCGTCCAAGCTGAACGCAGGGATATGCAGTATGTTCGGGCGCTCGATCTGACGCCGCGCACCTTTGCGTGGCCGGTACCAATAGGTGATCCGGCCATCATCATCCAGGTCCAGATCTACCCGGCCCGGTAAGAGGAAGTCCAGCGCAACGATACGGCTCCCGGAGCGGTGGATCTCTGCGAAGGCATTTCCGCGCAGCAGCATCGACGCCACCATCGCTTGCCAGAACTGAAAGGCGGTCATGTCCTCATTCGGGCTGGTGTGGATGATGTCGTAGAGGCCGAAGTCCCGAGCGTCCTTGCGACCGCCATCGGGCTCCCTCCGGTAGACGCCCATTGGTAGACCTGCAACTGATGTCGAAATGATCCGTACGCACGACCAAACCGCGGACAACTGCATCGCATTGTCGACGGTCACCGTCTTGCCCGAGCTGGATTGGCCGCCGATAAACTGACTCCAGAACCCGCCATCGCTCAGCTTTATGGATTTGCCGAACCATTCACCCAGCGAGGCGCTGGGTGCTCTCGCAGCGCGATCTATCACGGCCGATAAGGATCTATTCACCTGTCAGCCCCTTGCGCAAAAAGCCTGCTATGAGAAGCAGCGAAACTGCGCCAGCCAGCAATGCCCAGCCCAATCCAAGCAGGACGTACACACCGGAAACCGCCAGAGCGAGTCCGGCCAAAGCGGTCAGAATGAATATGAGAAGTGGATTCATACGATAATTGGGTCCCGAATGGCGGCCATGAAGTCGTCATTCCCCCGGCCTTCAGGGTTCAAGGAAATCAGGGTCACTGCGTTAAAAAGAGCCATCAACGGGTCAATCTTGGCCGACCCGCTGGCTTGCTTGGTGATGAGGATCGAGTTGGCGCGCGGCTCGACTTTGGCGTTACCTACACACCAGGCCATCATCGGCTGACCACCGTGCTTCATTCCGCCTTCGGCCAGCTTGCGCTCAGCAGTCTTGATAGCACCGCCAAGCTTCCACCCCTGACTGATAGCTGCGATCTTCTCCGGTGGAATATCACGCTCAATCATCGCGTCGTAAATTGCGCCGATTCCCACCGGGTCACAGCCCACCTTGTCCAAAAGACCTGACGCCTCAATCTGCTCGACGAGGTCGGCAACGTCATTGACGTCATCACCAATACGGGTGGACAACGTAAGGTTTCCTTGCTTCTCAAAATCGTGGAATCGGGGAGCCTCTGCTTTGCGTCGTTCCAGCACCGAAGGGTGGGCCCAAGCATGAGTCCAAACGAGCCAGTCGCGGGTCCGCTTGTCGCGCCCGACCGCTGCAAAACCAAGCAAGTCATCGAGGCCGCCGCCATCAATCCCGACGGCGATCACCTCAGACATTTCGATTAGCAAATCCAGCGTAAGCACTGGCACTGCAGCCGCCTCCCAGAAGTCGGCCCCCGCCCAGCGGCTGGACAGTAAGGCCAGACCGATCTCTACATTCATGTGCTTGGCGAGAAAGTCGCGTATGGCCTCCTCTCCGGTCTCCCGGGCTTCCTGGTACTTTTGCTCAATGACCTGCTGGTCAACCGATACCCCCCAATTAGGGTTCGTGACGTAGGCGTTCGACAGATCCTTATGCAGGTCCTTTTCGATCATCCACTTTGGAAACTCGTAAATGATCGGCAGGAACCGCTTGTCAATGATCCTTCCGTCCCGGACGCCGCGTGCGTAGTCCAGTTTGGCTTTGAAGACGCCAGCGGGCGGCGAGGCCGACTGAGTAGTGCAATAAAAGACGAAACCCTCAGGCCGCGAAGCCAAGCCACCAGTGGCCTCCGTCAACATGGTTGCAGACTTGGCCTGTTTGCCAAATTCATGCAGCTCGTCGATGAAGACGCCAATCGCTTTCTTTCCCGTAACCGTCGCGCTGTCCGCGGCGACGACTTTGAGCGTCGCCTGGTTGAGCCGGTCCGTGACGGTTCGCAGATGCTCCTGCTCATGGAAGCGGGCCTCAAGCTCTTCGTCCGCCTTGATCATGTCGCGGATCGGCTTGTACGCGTTGTCTGCAGCTTCCTTCGTTGGCGCAAGGATGATGAACTCACCAGAGGCCCGAGCATTCAGGATCAGTGCGGTGAGCATGATGCCGGCCGCAATAGTACTTTTACCGTTCTTCTTGCTGACCATCAAAAAGTAGTTAGTGATCAGGCGTCGCCTGGCTTCCTGATCGTAAGAGCCAAACAGCACCGCAACGAGATCGAGCACCCATGGCTGGCACGTTTCACCCATCAACGGGCTGCCAGTCGCATCCACCATCCTCAGGTTGCAGAAGACATCAAGGGCATCATCGGCCTGATCTTGAAATATCGGTGCCAGGGGCATGATCGACTGGCGGTCAGCAATGCGAGACTCCCAGTCAGGGCAAGCGGTCGTCCACTCCATTACTTCACCGCCCTAAGCTGACCCGGCTTGCGTAAGCCAAACCTGCCAGACGCTACCTGCTCGGCAGCCTCTTGGACCTGTTCTTTCTTTCCCTTTTCGCCTGGTTTACTGACTGTGAAACTTGCCAGCGCTTTTGCAGCATCCAATCTAAGTTTCGGATCTATTTCTTCGTCCAACATCATTGACTTGAAGAAATACAAAGGGTCGTCATCCAAATTTACGGGAGGGCTAACTGCCCGCTCAATGCGCTTACTCGCAGGCAGTGCCCCGCGGACTACCCCTTCTGGCGTGCTGGGGTTAACACCCGCTTTAACATGGGTTTTAACATCAGCTTTAACATCCGTTTTGACAGGAAAAAGCGCGTTGAGCTTGTGCAGCTCACGAACCACGTCTGGGTCTTTCGCGAGCCTAGAACCAGCTGCGGACGCCGTCTTGTCAGGACATCCGGCCGCTATGGCCGCATCTTTATTAGACGCACCTTCCCTAACCGCGACGATGAAAGCGCGCTTTTTGGAGGTGAGTGCCATCTTTAACAGAATCCTGTGAGGGGGAAAAAATCTCTAAATGAGATCGGGGGCGGTGTCCGAGGCGAAAGGTCCCACGGTTTTGACCCACCCCATCGGGGCAGTGACGTGCCGCACCATGACGGTGCAATTTGGGTCAGGTTTCCGGGCCATCGGCACGACCGACCTAACAGCCCGCCCCAACAGCCGACTCCACCGCAGTCTTCGTCTTGTGGCACGGGACACACAGCGACTGGAGGTTGGCTTCATCGTCAGTGCCGCCCTGGGCAATGTTGACGACGTGGTCAACCTCTAGATCGAGAGTGACCAGGCCGCAGGACTGACACGTGTACTTGTCACGCAAGAGGATCGACTCTCGCTTGCGCCGCCACGGGCGCCCGCCGCGGCCAGAACCCCAGCCGCCTCCTGCCTCAAGAGCAACCGGCGCTGCATACTGCCGGCCCTCAGCCAGCTTCATTCGAGGCTTGAGCGTCGTAAGTCGGGACATCAACAAGCTCCTACCATCTTGGCGCCTACCGCTACACCAACAACGAACACCAGCACCACAAGCATCGAGCCAGCGGTTGGGATGAGCGATCCGGGCAGCGGTGGGCGCATGGGTGGTGGTGCTGGCTGCTCTGGGTTTCGGATGGGCCGCTGGAATCGCAGACCACCATCCGGCACGTAACGATCGGGCTCAAGCACCAGGTGACCGTCGTTGACCATGCTCTCAACCAGCCGCATGGCCTTCACCTGCTCAGCGTTGGGCTTGAAGCGCGGGCGCCCATTCCAAGATCCGATGCTCATGCCTCCAGCGAAAGTTTGATAGAACCCAGGACCACACCGAGCGCGGCAGCCTGGGACGACTTGGACAGTTCCACCACCAGCGCCTCAACGCTTGCAACCTCGGCACGCTCATCGGCTGGCATGTCGCTGACCATCCCTTTGATCTGGTAATACTCGGCGCTTACTGTGCTCATGGTGCTCGCTCATTCCAGGTGGTGTCCCAGTCAGCGGCGGTACCAGGTCAACTGGTAGCGCTTGGCGTCATCGGGGATCAGATCAATGGGCCAGCGCAGGCAGGCAATGTGTTTGCGTTCTAGTCGGGCGGGACTTACCCGAAGCGTTTGCACTAGGTAACCAGATCCGGCCGCGTGGTGATGAAGTCGCCTACCGCAATGCCGTCGGCGCCATCGACGTAAAGCTTGCGCGGGGTGTACGGCTGTCTTGTCCTGGCCATCGTCAATCCTACGCGCCACGATTTGGCGCATTCGAAAACGTGGCGCGAGATAGGCAGCCAAGTCTGGCTTAGGGATTGCAGGTCGATCGCTGTAGCTTCAGAGCGTCGGTAATCTGACGCGATGGCAACCAAACAATGTTCAGGAACTCGGCGATACGCTTGTTCAGCCCACCGGAGATGTAACGTGTCAACTCTCAATGAAATCGCAATGAACCACTCGAGAATGACCAAGGCAAAGGAAGACACCGCGACCAAGTTAAGCGAGCGACAGCTTCAAGTAGTTGGCGATTTCGAAATCCTAGCCGTTGATACGCAACAGCTGAATTCTTTCCGTCTCTCGATCACTACGCAGGACAGTTCGCTTGATCAAGGCGCAGGCTATTCACTCTGACTGCGCATGATCTGCGCGTCCACCTGGTCTGCGCAGGTGTCCAGCAGGTTCACTGCCCTATCCTTCAACGCCCATAGATCACCATTGAGAGCGAGATCGTCCTCGCTCTCAGCGATCCGCTCACATGGGATCAGCTCAGGGGGTTCGAGCCTTACTGCTGTTGTCTTTACCACCACCGGCGGCTGGCTTCCCGCGCAGGCCGTCAGGCA